CAGGTGACAAAGGTGAAAAACTTGATTTTGATTATTGTAAGTTTTTATTATCTGAATATCCAAAATTGGTAAAACAAACATTGACTTTATATAAGGCAAATCCTGAGTTAGAAATTAAAACAGAAACAGATGAGATTAAGAATATAAAAAAGGGTATTAAGTATTGTGGTACTTTACGTAGCGGAAGAACAAAAATATCTGGTTTAACAAATTTATTTACAAGTGGAGTTAAAGACATTGAAAATCTACCAAAACCATTTGGAATGGAGGAAACTGAAATATATTCATTAAATAATACTCAAAACTCAGAAACAGGAGTTGCATAATATTTATCAATATGAGTCTTAGAAAAAAAATACATAACGAACTTATATCAGAAAATCAAACAAAAAAAGAAAGTTTGATTATTGAATCAAAAATAATCAATTCACATCTTTCTACTTTGAAAAATTGTGAAGATTTTGATTGTGTCTTTGAAAGTCTTGTTAATAAAGTTAATTCTTTCAAAAAAAGAAATTTTTCAAGTTCGTTAATTAACGAAGCTGTTTTTGATATTCTAAAATCTTTATTTGGTGATTTAGATGATTCATTAATGGTAGAATTTAAAAGTAGATTTGCCGACCACATAAATTCAAATCTAAAAATTGATGAACAATCAAAAGACTGTGTTAAAGAAGCAATAATGGAAGTTCCAAATGACGAAATTTCAAAGTTGATGAGTGACCACGATTATGTATCTGAAATAGTTGCACACGCATATGTTGAATGTTTCAGAGACAATGTTTTAAAAACTGGTGTCGACCAAGAAATGGGAACCGCTGGAACAGAATTAAGAAACGCATTAAATAAATTACTTGATGATTCAAGTTTTAAAAGTAACTTGTCAGGAAAAATAAGTTCACAAATATCCGACACTCTCAAGGGCATCCAAGATAGAGATGAAAAGTTAGCCGATAAAATAAGAACAACCGTAACAGGTTAATTCTTTATCGGAATAAACTTTAAAACAAGAGAGGAGGGGTCCTAAATCTAAAAAAAGGTGTCGAGAGACACCTTTTTTTTATTAGTACTCGGGACGGGAATCGAACCCGTACTGTCTTTTCGGACAACTGGATTTTAAGTCCAGCGCGTCTACCTATTCCGCCACCCGAGCAATTCAAATAACAATTCTTTTACAAATATACGAAAGAATTTAAATTATCCAAACATTTCAAGCTGAAAATCTTCCCAAATTTTTGAAGCACGACCTGCCACCAACTCAGAAAAGACTGATGGTTCATAAGGTTTTACCCTTAAAGTCATGTTTGCTTCTTTTGGTGTTTTATTTCCCTTCCTTGAATTACAATCAAAACAACAAGTAACCATGTTTTCCCATGAGTTTTCACCTCCCCTTGATTTAGGAATTACGTGGTCGATTGTAAGTTTTTTATTACCGCCGCAATATACGCAAACGTATTTATCTCTTTGATAAATTCTTGCCCTTGATATCTTGATATCTCTTTTTCTTCTAAATTTAATGTACTTCAGAAGACGTATAATCAGAGGTCTAATAAAATTTCCAACTGTGGTCATGATAGGGTTTTCATATTCCCTAAGAACTTCAGCCTTACCCTTATCAACCAATACAAATCCCCTACGTAAAGAAGTTACATTCAAAGGTGTATAGTCGTAATTTAATACAAGTACTGTTTCCATATAATTGTTCTAAACATAAGTATTATCAAAGTAATAATCAAATATAAACTCTTTCATTGGTACCAACCATTTGTTTATACCATAGTTTTTTTTCATCGTGCCAAATGTAAGGGTCTTCAGGATTTTCGGTCCATCCAAACTTTGAATAGAAGTCAAAATCCTTTCTTAATAGATTAGCTCTGTGGGATGAGTGGAATTCTTCATAACCAATCCAATCAGGTAGAACAATATCACCAACGTATTCTTCCCTTTGCATTGTGTTTTTAAACCCACGTTCAACCCAAACCTCAATACATTCATTATAATACATCTGAAGAGCTGGTACGTGGTCTTTCCACATAACAGAACAAGGATGGTTTATCCATCCTTTGTAGGGACGACCATCCTTACGAGGTCGCCCCAAGATTGCGTTAATAATTTGAAATGTTTCAACCCTTTGTTTTCCGAGCCTTTTGTTGTCTAAGGCTCGGAAACTATCTTTAAAGTCGGGATAAGGAAGGAATGTCTGCATATTAGAATTTCAATAAGATTGCAGAATCACCGTTCCATACTTTGATTTGACGACGAGGAACCCAAAACTCCATCTCACCGATTTCCTCAATCTTTGCAAGAACATCCTTGTTAAAACGCTCAACTTCAGATTTGTCCTTGATGTATTCAACACCCATGTGTTTTGCACATGTCTTACCGTATCCTGTCAAACGAGAGAACTCATCGGTCAAGGTACGACCACAAGACTTACACACACCACAGTTTTTGGTGGTCAATTTACCTTTGAACTTTACCGCTTTTGCAGTTAAGGTAACAACCTCAGTGATATCCAACAACATTGGGTTGAACTGTAAACCCTTTTGTTTTTTCAAGGTTTCACCTGTGTTACGACCAACCACGATGGTTTCACCAATCACGTCGATGTTCACATCCATACGTTGTTTTGCTTCTTCTTCACGAACAATCGCCTTGTTTGCTGCGTTGATTTGAGCGTCGGTCAAAGTTCCCCATTTTTCGAACTTTGCTTTGATATCCATTACAAAAGTATTCTCACCTTTGTACTGTACGATAGTTTTGATACGCTCAGGGAGGAATTCCAATTCCACTTTTTTAGCGGGTTCTGCAAAAGCTTTTTCTACTGCCATGGCTTGTCTTTCGGTCAAGCCACCCCATTTGTTTACTACTTCTTTCATTTTTGTGATGAAAGAGTTCTGACCCTGATAGTTTCTTACTTTGGTGTTGTGTTTAGTGATGGTGTTCATAGTGGTGGTGATTAACAATACAAAGTTACGGATAATTTCTGAATTAAAAAAATTTATTGCACAAAAAAACCCCACTTTTTAAGTGGAGTAATTTTGTGTTATTTATCTTACGCCATCACCAATTCAGGTTCGTTCATTACGTATGCCATGCAGGCCCAAGTTTTTGCATTAACCGCTTGATATTGATTTTGGTTATACAAGTTGGTATTCAAGAAGAAACTGTTGATAACTCCGACAGTTACATTTCTCAACATATCTTCATCGATGAAAAATACCTTTTTACCTGAACGAGCAAATACGGTTAACCAATGGTCGGTACCTTCTGCTTTGAACTGGATGGTTTGGATTGCACCTTTCTGGTATTCTGACAAGATTGATGCTGGGTTTTTACTGTAATATTCGTCTTGATTATATCGTGAATCTACGGTAATCATGAAACCCCCTCTGGATTTTACGATTACACGGAACTGGCCTTTGCGACCTCCTATGAAGTTTACGGTTTTGATGTCGGTGGTATTGATGATGTTTTTCATAATGTTGGTGATTAACAATACAAAGGTACGACAATTTTTTATATTTACAAAAAAAAAGTGGTCAATATAGACCACTTTTGTAGAATTAAGTGGAGATGCGCAGTACTGCCCTGCGGTCTTGTTCGCCCTAAAAAATAGACCCTACACGTTTAGGTTAACATTTTCTAATGTTCCAAAATATCTGAGTTTTCACACCGCTCAGCGACGGTGGTAGTCCTTAAGGTGAACTACACCCTTTTGTTCCTTTTGAGATAGAAACCACATCTTAAAAGACTTCTGTTCCTAGGTTATATGTCTCCCGACCTGAGTGTGTTGTGCCGATTAGGCTACAACAGCAGCTTCCTCACGGATTAAACCGCAAGCAGCCATTTTGTTCAAAACGTTGCCGTTTAATTGTTTAAATCAGTTTTTAATGAGTTAATTCAGCTCATACGTGCGTCCATTCATTAATCACGCCAATCGATTCTATTTCACCCCCATATTTTCAAAGAACTTGTTTACAAAGATATAAATATATTCTCAAACAAACAAATCAAAGTATTTATTTATGATGTCAGAAAATGTTATTAATGAAGTAATGTCAATGTTATTGGTTGAAGACCGACGCTCTGATTTATTAACCAAATTCAAAAGTTTGAATATTAATTGGCCGACAAGGACAACTGAAGAAAACAAAGACGAATTGTTTCGTTTGATTTGGGACCGAGATTTGAGCCCAACCAAAAAATACATCCCTTGGCTATTTAGACAAATAGAATTAAATCCTGGATTGAATCCGTATTCATTAGATGATACCATGTTTGATATATCTACATACATGGAGTTGATTGAAAAAAGGACTAATAAGGGTATTGAGACAGATTTTCAAAATAGATTAAAAAATGGTGACTTACAAAATTTTGCATTGGTGTACGACAAAATATTAAAAGCACCAAAAGATATTAATTCTTATGATAGTATAAATGCACTTCGAGAATATTATAAACATATCAAAGAATATACATTCGCTAAAGACGAAATTAAAAAAGCCAAAAAAGAATCCAAAAAATTATACGAAGATGCTAATTACCTAATTGTCCAACCTTTGAGTTACACAGCATCATGTGTGTATGGTGCGGGTACAAAATGGTGTGTATCATCAAGAGATACGGATAGACATTTTGAAGATTATACTAGAAGTTCAAAATTTGTTTATGTTATTAATAAAAAAAGTAATGACAGAAAATATGGTAAGTTTGCATTAAGAATACCAAACAACAAAAAAGAAAGTACTGAAGTTTGGGACCAACAGGATGCTAGGTCTACTTTCGATATTATGTTCGAAAAAATGCCAGGTATTAATTTAATTTTGGATGATATATTAAACATTTCAACAAACGAATACCAAATACTTAAAAAGTACCAAGAAGGTAAAATAAAAGAAGATGAGGTTTTTTTACCTAACACCAATTTTGAAATTGAAAACGGAACATTATTCATGATGTTCGAAGACAATGAAGAATACTTCAAGTTATTCAAATACGAACTATACGATTATACAATATCTGAAATGATTGCTATTACATCATACTCTTATGGGTATTCATCAAGAGAGTGGACCGATTCTTATACCGCGAAAGAAGAATTTGATGAGGGTTATATGTTTGGTTATTTGGATGATGAAAATTTGGGAAAATTAAAAAAGATTGTAAAAATATTAAGACCTAGTTTTGATTTTCTTGAAACAGAAGAACGCAGAAATTGGGAAGTTTATAAAGAAATGGCCCAAATTCTTGGAACTTATGATAGATTCAAAGATGATATGATTAGTTCTTATTCAATGGCATCTGATAGAGCTTATGAAGTAGGATTGGAACAGGCTATTAAAGACGAATTTTGTGATTGTTTGGGACCTTTGGGTATTAAGATGATTAAGTGTTTTAAAAGTTATTCTATCAGTGTTGAAGACATGTTAAAACTTTATGAAGAAAATTCGGACCCAAAAAACTCAATAGAAAAGACGATTGCCATGTCAATTACAACTTTAAGTCTTCCTGATGTTATAGAAAATTCTTATGAGTATCGTGACGAGGACACTTTAGTTTCAGAACTTAATAGTGATATAAGAGGTGAAATTGAAAAACTGTACGATAGTATTATGGATAATGAAGACGGGTTATTTGATGATATTGATGAGTATTCTAAAATTGTTGATTACATTGTTAAAAATTTCGGATTCAACGTTAGAAAAAATATACCAACACAACCTGACACTTATTTTGAGATAGTTGGTGTTGAACCACAAAATGAAGTGTTAATTGAACTTACTAAGGGTTACAAAAGAAAAAGATTACTCGTTAGTTTAGAACAACTGGAAACTTTGTTGAAAAATTACAAACTTTTTGATATTATATAATTTTTTTGTATCTTTGCATGTATATGACACCGCAAAAGATAGAACATTTAAAAGAGGTATTATCCATACCAACCAAAACTTATCAAGAAGAACTCATGATTGAGTATTTGGTAAATTACTTAAGTACAAAGGGATACGACTACAAAGTACAAGAAAACGGTAATATCTACGTAACCAAAGGTGTTGCGGATTATTATCCTTGTGTGATTGCTCATACAGACACGGTACACTCAATTACCGAAATGGTGGTTAGAGAAGAAATGTTACCAAACTATTCAGGTGAAGACAAATTATCGCTTAAAGCATATCATAAAGAAACAGGTGCGCCTGTTGGTATTGGTGGTGACGATAAGTGCGGCGTGTACGCTTGTTTGGATTTGTTAGAACAATTACCTGTTTTGAAAGTTGCGTTATTTGTTTCTGAAGAAACTGGTTGTCACGGCTCAAGAAAAGCCGACCCTGAATTTTTCAGTAATGTAGGTTACGGTATTCAGTTTGACGCTCCTGAAAACTACATGATTACCGAATATTGTTGGGGTGTAAAATTGTTTGATAGGGATTCTGATTTCTTTGATAAGGTTGAACCGTTACTTGAAAAGTATATTGGTCAAAACCGTAGATTGATGCAACACCCTTATACCGATGTATCACAGGTCACTGCAAGGTTTAATGTTTCTTGTATTAACGTATCTTGTGGGTACTACAGATACCACACTGCAAATGAATACGTTGTTGTCGAAGATTTGTTTAACTCTATTGATATGGTTAAAGAAATCATTGAATCTCTTGGGTACGATATGTATTCAAATGTTCCAAAAGTCCAACAATGGATGTTATTTAGTTAAATAAAAAAGGGGTCTTAATCGACCCCTTTTTTTATTCTACCTCAGACTTTTTCTTTCTTGTCTTTTTAGGTTTTGGTTCTTCAACCCGTTCTTCAATGAAAACCACTTTGTCATCCTGATAACCCAAAGTGTATGGTTTGTCAATCACAACATTACCCTTCAAGATTTCATCAGATATAAAATCTTCGATTTGAGATTGAATTGCTCTTTTGATTGGTCGAGCACCAAACTTTTCATCAAAACCAATTTCAGCGATTTTTGAAACCAAAGTTTCATCAATTTTGATTAGGTATTTCATACCTTCTAATCTCTTGATAAGTTTACCCAATTCGATATTAACAATTTGAGAAATTTCATTTTCTTTCAAAGGATTGAAAAATACAATGTCATCAACACGGTTAATAAATTCAGGTGGAAAGAATTTGCGAAGCTCATCTTCAATCATCATTTTCTTCATTTCAACCTCTTTTTCAATTCTTGTTGTTGTACCAAAACCAACACCAGTTCCGAAGTCTTGAATTTTTCTTGCTCCGATATTTGAAGTCATAATAATCAAAGTATTTTTGAAGTTGATTTTACGACCCAAACTATCTGTTAAGAATCCTTCGTCCATAGTTTGAAGAAGAAGGGTGAATATGTCCTTGTGTGCCTTTTCAATTTCATCAAACAAGATAACAGAATAAGGTTTGTTTTTTACCTGTTCAGTTAATTGTCCACCTTCATTGTGTCCAACATAACCAGGAGGTGAACCAATCAATCTTGTCATTGTAAATTTTTCTTGATATTCGGACATATCAACCCTAATTAAAGCTTCTGAATCACCAAAGATTTCTCTTGCCAATTGTTTTGCCAAGTGAGTCTTACCAATACCTGTAGAACCCAAGAAGATAAATGAACCTATAGGTTTATTTGGTTCTTTAATACCAACCCTGTTTCTACGGATTGCTCTTGAAATCTTTGCGACTGCTTCGTTTTGACCGATAACGGATTGTTGTAGGTTTTCTTCTAAATGTAACAATGACTCTGATTCACTTTGTGAAAGTTTTGTCACGGGAATTTTGGTCATTGCCGCAACAACTTCATAAACCATGTCATCACCAACTTCCTTTCGGTTGTTGCTTCTGTTGTTCTCGAAGTTTTCTTTTTCTTCTTGAAGTCTTTTTAAAACCTTTCTTTCACGGTCACGTAATTCTGCAGCTTCTTCAAATCTTTGGTTTCTAACAACATCAATTTTTAATTGTTTAATTTTGTTAGCTTCTTCTTTAAGTTCCTCAATAATTTCGGGAACTTTAACTGTAATTTGACATCTAGCACCAACTTCATCCATGATATCAATGGCTTTGTCAGGAAACTCACGGTCTGTGATGTATCTATCCGCCAAATAAACACAAGCCTTAATTGCCTCGTCACTGAAATGTACCTTGTGGTGTTTTTCGTAATTTTCTTTTGCTTTTTCAAGAATCTTAATTGTGTCAGTAATTGAAGTAGGTTCCACAATAACTTTTTGAAATCTTCTTTCCAAAGCACCATCCTTTTCGATGTGTTCACGATATTCATCTAAAGTAGTTGCACCGATACATTGGAGTTCTCCACGAGCAAGAGCGGGCTTGAATATGTTAGACGCGTCCAAAGAACCTGAAGAATTACCAGCTCCGATAATAGTGTGAATTTCATCAATAAAGATAATCACATCATGGGCTTCACGTAACTCGTCAGTAATAACTTTCATTCGTTCTTCAAACTGACCACGATACTTTGTACCAGCAACGATTGATGTCATATCCAAACTTACAATTCTTTTATCCAAAAGATTTTGTGGACAATCACCTTCAAATATTTTCATCGCAAGTCCTTCAACAACTGCAGTTTTACCACAACCTGGTTCACCAACCAATATTGGGTTATTTTTCTTTCTTCTTGAAAGAATCTGAGCAAGTCTGATAATTTCATTCTCTCTACCAATAACAGGGTCTAACTTTCCTTCTTGAGCCAATTTAATAAGGTCACGAGAAAAGTTGTCCAATACGGGAGTGTTTGATTTTGAATCTGCCTTTGGGTTTTTCTTATCACCCATTTTTTCATTACGGTCTTCAGCGTCTATCATATGGTTCAAATATAAAATTTATTTCCAAAATATCAAATGTGTCAAATTGTCACGTAAATATGACAAAAAGTCAGTATTGTTTAATTGGCACACTTTTGTATATTTGTAAAAAAAATAAACATTTTAAATTTAATAAAAAAGTATGTTTGACTTATTTGGAAAAAATTACGGAAAATCAATTAAACAATTAATGAAAGAGTTTGATGAAATGATGGAAGGTATGAACAGATTCGACATTAATTATGATGAACACCCAAAATTAAAAGAAGAAAAAGGTAGTGATGAAAATGGTGAATGGACCAAAACTACCTATTCAACACCTGACGGTTCGTTTAGGTATCATGTTATTACAACATTAACTAATGGAAATCCTAAACAAAAAGGTAAAAAAACTGACGACACAATTTCTAAATTAAAACAAGAATTAGAATTATGTGTTGAAAAACAAGAATTTGAAAAAGCGGTTGAGTTAAGAGATAAGATTAGAAAATTTGAATCAAACCAAAATGAACTTTTGGAACTACAAGGAAAACTTGACGAAGCAATTTCAAAACAAGACTTTGAGTCAGCAATAAAGCTCCGAGACAAAATAAATAAAATGAAGTCTTAAAGTAAAACCCCTACACAAAGTGGGGGTTTTTTCGTATTTATTATTATGGCTATTTTAAGAGAAGAAATCAAAGGAACTGTAATATACAATATTGTTAAATCATCAAACATTACAGAAAGCAAATATGATACCGCAACAAAAACAATGACGGTAAAATTTAGTACAGGTCAAGAATATGAATACAAAGATGTACCACATGAAATGTACGTTCAATTCAGACTTGCGGAATCACAAGGAAAATATTTTTCTTCACAAATCAACAAAAAATTCGATTTTAAAAAATTGTAATTGTTTGTTGTATTTATTATTGTGAAGAATGTCGAAACAATAATAAAAAGTTTTGAAGTAAAAGATGAATTATCATCTGAAATTTGGAGTAATCCAACTGACAAACCTATGAACGAGGTTGATGCTTCGTCGTTGAAACTAAAACCTGAAATAAGAGAAAGATTATTAAAAATCGCCGAACTTTTTATTGACTACGTTAAAGTTGATATTTTCGTTGAAGATATTAGAATGACAGGTTCGTTGGCCAACTATAATTGGTCCGAATATTCGGATGTTGATTTACATATTATAACCTCATTATCTAATTACGGTAAAGATTCTGAACTATATGAAGAGTTGTTTAAATTAAAGAAAAAGGCTTTTAATTTAAAACATGATATAAAAATTAAAGGGTATGATGTTGAGGTGTATATTGAAGACAGTAGTGGTGGTCCTCGTTTTTCTGCAGGAATTTATTCTGTATTAGATAACGATTGGGTAATTTCACCAAAAAGAGAAAATCCAAAAATAGATTTAAATAAAGTTAAAGAAAAATCTGAACAATGGATGGAAATTATTGATGGTGTGATTGATGCGGCAAGTAATGAAGATATTGAAACCTCATCTGAATTATTTAAAAAATATGGTAAAAAATTAAAAAATTATAGGGAATGTGGTCTTAAAAAAGGTGGCGAATATTCCTACGAAAATTTAGTTTTTAAAGTTTTAAGAAGAAATGGATATATCGGTAAATTCAAAGAAGCCGAAGATAAAATCATAGATAAACAACTATCGCTTAAAGAAAATAGAATATTTTAAGTAAATAGTATATTTATAAAGAAAAAATAAATGGCAACCCAAACACCAACAGTTACGCCAACACCGTCTGTAACAGCAACGAATACGCCAACACCATCAATCACGCCAACAAAAACCGTAACACCGTCTGTAACAGCAACGAATACGCCAACACCATCAATCACGCCAACAAAAACCGTAACACCATCAGTTACACCAACAATAACGCCAACAAAAACCGTTACACCAACCGTAACATCAACCGTTACTCCTACAGTAACACCAACACCTTCTAATTTTCCTACTAACGCAGATGCAAGTATTTATAACCAACCAATAGTTGGATATGTACCTGGTACAGGCGATACTGTTGGAGATATTGTTACGTTTGACACAAATAATCCAATTTGGATGGGAAACCAAAGGGGATTGGCACCACAACCTGGAGCAATTACATTGGGAGGATTTAATGGACTAAACTCATAAAAATAAAAATTAAACAATATAAAAATGGCAGATTTAAAACCAATAGGTAGCGAAAAACTTCAAGGAATGGAAAAAATTGCACGTATCATGGAAATTGCAAGATACGGTGAAGCTCCTAAAGAAGAAATAAATATTAATGAAACAACTTCATATACAAGAACATTAGCAGATGGATATGTTTATGGAATTGTTAATGAAAAAAATGGATATATTCTTAAAAGAGGTTTGACAGAATCTTCTTTGGATTATGTAGAACCAATGGCTAATAGAAAGTATATGAAGTCATATTCACAAGCATTTAAGAAATTAAATCTTTTGGCTGGTGAATTAAATAGACTTAATGAAAATATTAATGGTACTGAATTGTTTGGTGAAGAAAAAAAGTTTGTATTAAAAACACCAAAACAACAGATACCTGCGGCACCATCAGAACCTGCGGCTGAATTACCAACACCTCCAGCAGCACCTGAACCATCTGCACCTGCAATGGGTGATATGGGAACTGAACCAATGGATGATATGGGAACTGAACCAATGGATGATATGGGAACTGAACCAATGGATGATATGGGAACTGAACCAATGGGTGATATGGGAACTGAACCAATGGGTGATATGGGTGACGAAGGAGAAGAGGTAACTTTTAAAACAATTCAAAAACTTACAGGAAAATTAGGTCAAAAATTAAGAACTTTTGGTGATGAAAACGAAATGACACCTGAAGACGTTAAATACGTTTTAAATTCTGTTTTATCTGCTTTAGATTTATCAGTATTAGAGGATACTGATATTGAAGAAATTGTTGGTAAAATTGAAGGTGAGGAAACGGGTGACGAATCTATGGATATGTCGGAGCCAGCTATGGGAGCAACAACAGACGAAGTTCCTTTAGATTTAGGTGCTGACGGTTCAGATGAAGTGTCTGTTCAACCTGAGGTAGGTGAATCAAGTCACAAACACGGAAGATTTTTAGATGAGTTATTTACAGAATCTAAAGTTGATAAAATTTTATCAAAATATTTCGTAATAACTGAAGAAGAAAAAAAACAAAGTGAAAAGAAAAAAGTAAAAACTTTCATCAAAAGAAAAATCAACAAAGTTGGTGTAATTGATGAAATTAAAAAACTTTCCGAAACAATAGAACAAGAATTAACTGCAGAATTTATCTTAAGTGAAAATGAAAACGCTAAGTTTGTTGGTAAGACCAATTTAAAAAACTTGGTTTTTGAAAATGATGGAAAACAAATCAAAGTTTCTCCAAGAGGTGAAATTCTATGAATAAGTTAGTTTTTGTAAACGAGTTGGGTCCAAACTTTAAAGGTGATAATCTTTACGAGTTTATATTCTCAACAGAAAACGAAATAGATGGTGAGGGTTGGGATTCATCTCCAGCAGGAGGAAACCCCCAACCACCACACATTGATTTTATATCTAAAGTCGGTGTTTTGAAAAATGACAAAATAAAATTAAACGTCATTCAAAACTCTGACTTTTTTTCCATATATGACGCAGTGGATAATGTAATTGCGTTGGCGTGGGAAGATATAGAAAACGAATATTATGATGAAAGCCAAACACGATTAGTTTTTCATTTTGGTGACACAGAAGAAAAAGTAATCGATAAACTATACGAAAGAGATATAGTATTAAAAATAGAAAAAGATTTAACACATGTCTAACATAGGTTCAAAAATAGAAAAACTAATAACTGAAGGGTTCAGTTATAATACATTAAGAGGTTTATCGGAGTCTCAAGTAAATCTATTGTATAATAGATTGGTTGAAGCAAGACCATTTCAAACAACAGGTATGGAATATACACCTGATGAAGTAAAACAGATGGCACAAAAAGGTTTGGCAATGCCAGGCGGAAAAGAAGTTAAACCAACTCAACAAGGTGGTTTAATTGTGACTAATGAAGATACTGAAATGGATGTTGAAGACCCAAGCGCTGGTGAAATAACTCAAACACCACATCAAAAAATGGCTCCTGATGGTATGGATGACGATTCTGATAAAGAATTAAATGAAAGATTTGAATCTAAAAGACAACAAAAATATTTTTGGTGGAAATGCAATAGTTCAAAAAGTGAAAGAGCTAAAGAAAAATGGTGTAAATGGGCTAAAGAATTTTCAGATAAAACAAACTTTAAAAAGTTACCTGAAAAGGCCGAATCAGTAAAAAAACTTGAAGAAAGCTTGACAAAGTTAGTTGAAAAGTATATACCTGAGTCAATAAGTAAAAAAGACCTCATGGAATTAATCGAATCCTCAACAAGAACTAAGGAAGCTCCTGATAGAACTAAAGAAAAGGAAAAAGAAAAGAAAAAACCTGGTAATCCTTTTAAAATAGAACCTTCTCAAAAGCCAGGTCCTAAGGGTGCTGGTGAAGCTGCTCCAAAAGAAAAAGAAAAAACTAAAGAAAAGGAAAAACCAAAAACAAAAAATCCTTTTAGAATAAAACCTGAACAAAAGCCAGGTCCTAAAGGTGAATTAGGTGAAGCTGGAAGTGCAGCACCTGCTAAAGCACCTGAAAGAACAAAGGAAAAAGAAAAGGAAAAAGAAAAACCAAGTAGAAAAAACCCATTTAAAATAGAACCAGCTCAAAAGCCAGGTCCTAAAGGTAGAGTACCAAAATGGTTAAGTTTTGATACTTTCACTAAATTAGGTTATAATTTAAAATAATGAAAAACAGAAATCGTATATTTGAAGCACCTATAGATGAACCTGAAGGTTTTAGAATGAACCCTCAGTTAAAATCAAAAATTGAACGTGGTGATACTCCATACTCAGACAGTCCATTCTTACCAAAAAAGAAAGAAAATGAGAGACAGTCTTTTGAAGAAAAAGCAGCAACAAAAAGATTTTCAGATGTTGTTGGAAAATTACAAAGATATTTGGGTGTAAATGCACCAAGAGACCTTATGGGTCTTCAAATGACTATGATGAGAACCTTGGGTGACATCAAAAGATTTGAATCTTCAAGGGAAAGAGAACTTGAAAATATGGCTGTAGAATTGGCTGAAAACGAATTGTTAGACCCGAAATACAGAGGTTATATTAAATTTGACGCGAAGTTCATGCCAATAGGAGGTCCTGTAAATCCAAATCTTCAAAAAACATCTGAAGAATTTTCATCTGAAGATATTGAACAAGCATTTGCAGCGCATGGTGAAGATGTGGATGAATTTTTAGATGCGTTTGAAAACTTTGATTACATGGTTGCAAGACGTAGATTCTTTAATGCAATATCCCAAGGATTTGCCAAAAAAGGACACTACATGTTTGAATTAGTAAGAGAAAGATTAGAAGAAATGGAGCCAGGAATTACAGACAAATATGGTGCTTTGATGGCTATGAATGATTATCTTTATTGGATGTTCCCACCTGAAACATTAGAACAGATTTCAGCGTCAGGTCAAGGATTTGGTGGTGATGAAGAAGTTGAGTTTGAGGAAGATGAAAACGGAGAACAAACAGGTAATTTAATTGTTAAAGCAAGAGGTGTTATATTTCCAATTTTGGTTCACGAATTATTAAAAGGTTATAAAGATATTATTTTGGCGCCTTCACTACCTGAAGACCCAGTACAAGCTCAAATGGTTAGAGGTGTTGCAGATACTGCGGTAAATGAAATTTTTGATATTATCATAGGTGCATATCTTTGGGAGAAACTAAGAGAAGCGTTACCTGCTAAGATATTTGAAGATGAGGAAGGTATGAAAACAGTTCAAGGACTTGTTTTTAGAGAAATGATTAAAATACCAAAAAGAAGATTTATTTCTTTAGCTCAAAGAATTAATAGTGGTGACCAATCCGCATATTCTGAAATGGAAGAAATTGCCGATACGGTAATTGATGATTTAAATAAGATGGATTTGGAAGAAATTTTAGGAAGTTTTGATTCGTATGAAGATGATGACGATGAGGATATGCCAACACTTCCACCATCAGATGACGATGATGACGATAATATTGACTTATCATTTTTAGATGATTTTGGTATAGATAAACCGAAGGGATAATTCGGGATATTTATATTTAATGAGCTTAAATAGAGAACAAGCACTTATTGAATATGCAAAATGTGTCAAGAGTACACCTTATGCATTAAGAACATATCTTCAAACATATGACAACACGGTACAACGTTTTGTACCTTTAGATTTATTTTCAGACCAAATACAACTTGTTAATGACTACGATGAATACGAAGAAAACATCGCATTAAAATATCGTCAAGCAGGTGTTTCTACAGTAACAGCCGCGTGGACATCAAAAAAGTTAGTATTTGCAAAAAAAGAAAAACCTGAAAAGATTCTTATCATTGCCAACAAATTGGACACGTCTGTCGAATTTGCAAACAAAATTAAACAATTTACAGAACAGTGGCCAAATTGGATGGGAATTGATTTCTCAAGTGAAAAAAATGCTGCTCGCCATTGGAAACTAACGAATGGTTGTGAGGTTAAAGCGGTTGCAACATCTAATGACGCACTTCGTGGTTATACCCCTACCGTATTAATATTTGACGAGGCTGCTTACATTGAGGCGGGTGACGACTTTTGGGCAGCTTGTATGGCATCACTTTCAACAGGTGGTAAAGTTATAGTTATTTCAACTCCGAATGGTTATGATTCGATTTATTATCCAATCTATGACCAATCAATTAAGGGGATGAATAACTTTAAAATAACTGAAATGTATTGGTGGAGAGACCCAAGATATACCAAAGACTTACAATTCATTAAAGTTAAAGATATTATTCATTATTATCTCAATAGGGACGAATACAAAGATTTAGAAACAATTTCTTATGAGGGTGTCCCACACAATGAAAGAAATTATGACGATTTTAAAAAACTAATGGATGAAGGTTACAAACCACATTCTGATTGGTTTGAAAAAATGGCCAAAAAATTAAAGTTTGATAGAAGAAAAATATCACAGGAATTAGAATGTAATTTCTTGGGTTCAGGTGATAATGTTATAGATAGTAAAATTATTGAAAAAATAAGAACTGAGATGGTATGTCAACCAGAATCCAAAATGGTACAAAATCAACTTTGGATTTGGAAAGAACCACAAGTCGGACACAGATACATTATGGGTATTGACGTTTCAAGAGGTGATTCAGAAGATTACACATCGTTTCAAGTTGTTGATTTTGACGAAAGAGAACAAGTTGCTGAATACCTTGGTAAAATCCCACCTGACGTTGCGGCTGAAATCGCATATAAATGGGCGGTATATTATGACTCTTTAATTGTTGTCGATATTACAGGTGGTATGGGTGTATCAACATCAAGAAAACTACAAGAAATGGGATATAAAAATCTTTATGTTGATGGTGTTAATTATGCAAATGTATGGGATTATAATCCTAAAGCAATGGAAAAAATTCCAGGAATTAATTTTAATGCTAAACGTGTTCAGATTATATCAGCATTTGAAGAGTCGTTAAGACATGGATTTAAAGTATATTCACCAAGATTGTTGGGTGAAATGAACACATTTGTATATATAAATGGTAGGCCAGACCACATGAAAGGTCATCATGATGATTTAATTATGTCAATATCAATGGCATTATACGTTGGACAAAACGCCTACAATCAACTAGAAAAAGTAACTGAACAAACCAAGGCATTATTGAACTCATGGGAAGTTCATAATGACAGTACACAAAAATCATTAATTGATTTTAATCCTGGGATACCAGTAATGTCGCCAAGTTCTTATGGCGATAGATTTGGTAGTAATCCGACAAAAAGTGATTATGAAAAGTATTTATGGTTATTCGGTGGAGGAAGAAGATAAATCTTTATTCATAAACCAAATGAATTATAATTAATAGATAATGGCAGATAATTTAACCGTATGGCAACGACTTACAAGAGTCTTTGGTCCTGACTCAACACTGAGCCAACAGCCACCAATATACAAATTCGACAAAAAAGAACTTCTTAAAACTGATAATAAGGAAGAGTTTGAAAAACAAAAACTTCAAGCACAACAAAGTTATTATTTAGGACAACAATGGGCAAAGATTGAAAACAATCTTTATACACAAGCAATCTATTATGAACCAACAAGATTGGCATCATATTATGATTACGAATCGATGGAATATACACCTGAGATTTCTACTGCTTTGGACATATATGCCGAGGAATCTACAACAACAAATGAAGATGGTTTTATTTTACAAATTTATTCTGAATCATCTCGTATTAAAGGTGTGTTAGCCGATTTATTTAATAATAGATTAGATATTAATACAAACTTACCAATGTGGACAAGAAACACATGTAAGTATGGTGATAACTTTGTTTATTTAAAATTAGACCCTGAAAAAGGTATTGTTGGTTGTCAACAATTACCAAATATCGAAATCGAAAGATTAGAAAGGGGTATGAAAGTTAAGCCAGCACATAACACTTCTGAAGACGCAAGAGCTTTGAAATTTGTTTGGAAAGTAAAAGACATGGAATTTAATACTTGGGAAGTTGCTCACTTCAGATTATTAGGTGATGACCGAAAACTTCCTTATGGTACTTCTATGTTGGAAAAAGCAAGAAGGGTTTGGAAACAACTTTTACTTTCTGAAGATGCGATGTTGATTTATAGAACATCAAGAGCACCTGAAAGAAGGGTATTTAAAATATTTGTTGGAAATATGGATGACAAGGATGTTGAACCATATATCCAAAGAATTGCCAATAAGTTTAAACGTGACCAAGTTGTTGACCCAAAAACAGGTAACGTTGATTTGCGTATGAACCAAATGGCGGTTGACCAAGATTTCTTTATCCCTGTTCGTGACCCAGCACAAACAAGTCCAATTGAGACATTGGCAGGAGCTCAAAACCTTTCTGAAATTGCGGATATTGAATATATTCAGAAAAAATTAGTTACGGCACTTCGTGTACCAAAAGCGTTCTTAGGTTTTGAAGAAGCGGTTGGGGACGGTAAAAATTTGGCGTTACAGGATATTAGATTCGCACGTACAATCAACAGAATCCAAAAATCAATGATTCAAGAATTAAACAAAATTGCAATTATTCACTTGTTTGTCTTGGGTTTTGAAGATGAATTAACGAACTTTACATTAGGTCTTACAAATCCTTCAACACAAGCGGATTTACTTAAAATTGATACTTGGAAAGAAAAAATGTTATTGTATAAAGATGCGGTTTCTGACCCTGGTTTAGGAATACAACCTGTTTCTGCAACTTGGGCTAAAAAACACATTCTTGGATTTTCTGACGAAGAAATCAAACTTGATATCCAACAACAAAGAATCGAAAGAGCTGTTGGTGCTGAACTTACAAAAACCGCAGAGGTTATTATCCATACAGGATTATTTGACACGGTTGATAAGTTATATGGTAAAAAACCTGACGAACCCGCAGGAACCGCACCTGAAGGTGGTGCACCACCTGAAGGAGGTATGGGTGACTTAGGAGCTCCACCACCACCAATGGGTGGTGAAGAAGCTGGTGGTCCTCCACCCCCACCACCAGGAGGTGAATTAGCTCCTGAATCAATTTTAGATAGAGACATGAATTTGATTTTGGAAGGTGATATGGTAAACGGTTCAGAAGAAATTGATTTATCTAAAGGAAGAAAGTCATTATTGGAAATTGAAAATAAACTGGAAGAACTATTAAATAAATAAGATATTTATTGATATGAGAAATTTTGGAATATTAAAAAGTATAGTAGAAAACCACTTTGTTAATGTATATAAAAAACCTGAGTTCAAAACAGTAGTAAAAGAATTCAAAGAATTTATGGACGACAACAAAGAAGTTGGTAAAGTATATTTGAACTACGGTTCAATTATGAAAATGAACAATTTGAAAGAAGATGTGGCAAGAGAATTCTTATCATTGTCTGTTGAGGATATAAAAAATACAATTAAAGAAAACAAAAAACAATTCCAAGAATTTGATTCTTGGGTTGAAACTTTAAATGAAAAAGTTGAAAATAACTACAAACTTTTAGATGATTTGGTTTTCGCTAAAACTTCAGAAGATTTTGTTAAACTTGTTGAATCAAAAAAAGAATTACACAAGAGATTAACCGAAACAAAAATTGAAGAAAAAACAATAACAGAAACAATTAATATTCCACTTGAAAATATGTTTGGAATCGCTGCTGATACATTCGCAAAAGAATTTTCAACATTATCGGAGTCTGAATTGTTTGAGTTAAGGTCATTATTAAAAATGAGTACTGAAGAACTTAACGAAGGTATCGAAAGATTAAAGACTGAAGTTATCACAAAATTAGATTCAGTTCAACCTTCAGATGAGGAGACAAAAACTAAAATTAAAGAAACAAAAGAAAGAGTAGAAAAGACGTTTGTTGACACAATTTCTTATTATAAACTTAAAAAACTTTCAGAAGGACTTTAAAATAAAAACCCATCGAAATCGATGGGTTTTTCATTTACTCTGATTTTGTTTCAGGATTCTTTTTCTTACCAAAAATTGCCTCAATAGTTGTAAGTCCTAAAAAACTACCACACAATAATGAAAGTGTGTCGTACATGTACTCAGGACAAACACCAGTCTTTTGTGTTGCAACATAAGCCAAAACAATTAAGTTTAGTAAGGTAACAATACCTGAAAATCTTTTAGATGATACATCAGAACCATCACCCAAAAGTGATTTAATAAAATTTTTAATTGATTTCATAATATTGTTATTTATTTAACAATAAATATCAATCTACAAACTTATTTATCATCGCTTGTTTGTATTTGGCTTTCTTCATCTTTTCTCTTTTGATTGTTGTCTTTTTTACATACTCCTGTCTTTTTCTCAACTCTTCAATCTGTTTAGTTGAGATGACTTTGTATTTGTACCTTTTTAAAGCCTTGTCCAAACTCTCACCTTTTTCTATTTTTATTACAATCATATTTTTTGTTATATGATAATAAATATAAAAACTTTTTTCAATTTTGTTAATATCTTTTTTTTTCTTATATTTTGTAAAAATAAACTTACTTATATGAACTCATTTAAAAATGAAAAAAGGAAAAACATTCAAATTAGAATTGTTTAAAGATGCCAAATGTTATTTTGGTAGTGTCGATACGACAGAATTAAAATCAATTTATTTAGTATTACAAACATGGGTAACTCCAAAAGTGGAAAAGGAAAATTGGAGTATTACCGTAGGTTCTATCACAAGAACAATAAAACATAAAATATTAGAAGTAGCAAATAAAAAATTATTTAAAGACCACTTTATTGTTGATATGGATTTAAGAACAAGTGGTATAAGATTAAAAAAAGCATCGTTCTTAAATTTAGAAATAACTTTTTTTACAAAACAAGATGCAGATTTTAAATCTAATGAAATATCTGAAGAACTAACAAAAATAATTAACAAAATCTACAACGAGGTTTTATCAGATTCAAAATATTTTACAATTCAATATGCCAAAACAAAAGAAAAAATGAAAGTTTAAATAGTCCTTATATTTATAATGAAAAAAGGATTATGAAAATTTTAGGACCAAACGAAACTGGTAAAGGTATATTAATTGAATATGATGCGGGTAGTATTTCTTGGAAAGATTCTTTAAACGAGAATTTTGCACAAATTAATAAAACCCAAATAGACCATTCAAAACCTTTTGTGTTTTACGCAACTTTACAAAAGTATGGGGTACCAAATAGAAACGGAAGAGTTTACCCTGAAAAAATATTAAGAAGAGAGGCTGAAAAATATAAATCATTAATTCAAAAAGGTTTATCAACTTCAGAATTAAATCACCCTGAATCTTCTTTAATTGATTTGGACAGAGTATCACATATTATTGATGATGTATGGTGGGACGATAATGTTTTAATGGGTAAGTTAAGATTATTGACTTCACCAGGTTTTCATGAAAGAGGTGTTGTTTCTACTAAAGGTGACATTGCAGCAAACTTGATGAGACAAGGTGTTACTATGGGCATATCTTCGAGAGGTGTTGGTTCTTTGGCGAAAAAAGGTGAACACAACGAAGTTCAAGAAGATTTTGAAATTATATGTTTTGACTTGGTTATGAATCCGTCTACACCTGGAGCATATCTTTACTCTAACAAAGATGATAGAAAATTATATGACGAAAATATTGATGTAGATAAAAAAGACAAACAAGAACCAAGAATTGATGGCGGATTAGGAAAATCACTTGACTTAATGACAAAATTGAACGATTATTTGGGACATAGATAAAATTAAAATTATGGACGAAAAATATTTTGTTGCAAAAGTTCAGTACGATTTGATTGACGAGAACTCAGGAAAAATTAAAAAAATTAGAGAAGAAAAACTTGTTAGAGGTTATAATGTAACCGATGTTGAAGCGAAAGTTACCGACAAGTTTAAAGGTTTTCAACACGATTGGAGAATTACTTCGGTCGCCGAAAGCAAAATTGATGAAGTTTTTGAATAAAAAATTTTAAGCTTAAAAGTCAAATTAAAACCCGAGAAATCGGGTTTTTTTATTTTAACACCCACACAAAACTAACTTTTTTAGCAAATGGATATATTTATATGAAAAATAAAACAAATTTTTATTGCTAAAAATGAATTCAGAAAAAAAATCATTGGTTGAAGAAGCTCTTTTACAAATGAAGAATTTGGAAAATGTAGTTTCTGAAAACGCAAAGGGAATACTTGCTTCTACAATGAAGGAAGAAATCGAAGAATTAGTAAAAGAGTCTCTATTTGAAGGGACTGACGAAGAAATGATGGCAGATGAATCTTACAACACAGAAGGTATCCACATGATGGATATGAAAGAAGATGAAGACGAAGATTCTATGACTATCGACATGACAGCATCTGACGACGCTGGTGGTGAAATGTCTATGACAGATGATATCACTATGATGGATGATGATGATGACATGATGGGTGATGAAATCGAACCTTTAAACATGGTCGGTGCATCAGATGAAGAATTAATGAAGATTGTTATGGGTATGGGTGACAGTGACAGGCTTATCGTTCAAAAAATGGGTGATGAGTTAGATGTTGATGTTTTATCTCAAACAGACACAATGACACTTCCTATTGGTGGGGGTGAAGAAGATTTATCTGATGAATTATCATTAGGTTCAGATGAAGATTTAACAGACGAAATGACTGAAGAAGTTGTTTATGAAATTGAAATCTCAGATGACGATGATGAAGACGATGACGAAAAAGAAGGTATGATGGAGTCTAAAGAAAAAACCTATGTAGGTGTAGGTATGGGTAAAGGACCTGGTAAGGTATCGTTCAAGGGTGAAAACATTCACAAAGGACCTCACGGTAAATCAGCACCTGAAGCTAAAAAATACGTAAAAGGTGAATTTAAAGAAGGTCAAGGTTATGATGACCATGAAGATGAAAAAGAAGGAATGGAACACGGGGCATTGTCTAAAAAAGATTTAAAATCAATGAAATCAAGAAGAGATGATGCAGGTTTTGAGACACGTGAAGATGAAATGAAAGAAGCTTCAAGAACTTATGGTAATGGTTCAAGAAACTATCCTAAGAGAGACGGTCTTCCTAAAATGAAAGTTGTTACTAACAAAGCTTTAGAAGAAGAAGTTAGAGTTTTAAGACTTAAAAACGAAGAATACAGAAAAGCTTTGAATATCTTCAGAGAAAAACTTAACGAGGTAGCGGTTTTCAATTCAAACTTGGCATACGCAACTAGATTGTTTACAGAACATTCTACAACTAAACAAGAAAAAATAAACATCATGAGACGTTTTGATAACGTCGAAACAATCAAGGAATCAAAAAATCTTTATTCACAAATAAAAAATGAATTAGGTGGTAAAGAGAATAAAGTTGTTAAAGAATCTATCGTAGAATCTATTGATAGAACACCAACTAAAGGTTCAACAAACTTGGTTGAAAACAAGACATATGAAAATCCACAATTCTTAAGAATGAAAGATTTGATGTCAAAATTAAAATAAACTAAACAAAACTTAAAAAAATAAAAAAATGGGAGCATTATTAGAATCAGGTCTTGTTGGTAACATCGGTCTTAAGCACCTTAAAGTTATCAAAGAAGATACAATCAACAAATGGGACAGACTTGGGTTCCTAGAAGGTTTGAGAGGTCATGTTAAAGAAAACATCGCTCAACTTTATGAAAACCAAGCATCACACTTAATAAACGAAGCTGCTAGCACATCTTCAGACGGTTCTTTCGAAACGGTTGTATTCCCAATCGTAAGAAGAGTTTTCTCTAAGTTGTTGGCTAACGACATCGTATCAGTACAAGCTATGAACTTACCTATCGGTAAATTGTTCTACTTCGTACCTAAAATTCAGGGTTATGACATGGGTCAAGACCCAACTGTGGGTGGTACACACTTCGCACCTTATGGAGCACCTAACGGACCTTCTTCACCTGACACTGGTTATGGTGCAAATGATAAGAATTTATATGATAGATTCTATGAAGGTAACGAAGCAGCATTAGACCCTCCAGGGTTATTTGACTATTCTAAAGGTAAGTTTAGTGCAAGAACAATTACAGCTACAACTGTAGTATGGAACGGTAGTAATTTAATCCAATCAGGATATGCAGCAAGTACTGAGTTTAGAAAAGTATTGATTGGTATGTCAGGTTTCAACTACGCAGGTGCTGGTAAATTAATCGGACCTAACGGTAACGAAATGGATACTGAAGAATTCTTAGCTGGATTAACAATTCAACAAAACACTACTGCAGGTGCGGTGGCAGGTACTGTTATAAATGGTTTCTCAGGAACAACATTAGGTAGTGGTCCATTGTTATTTAGAGTTGTTACTCAAAAATATGGTAACGGTATTGTTGAATATGGTTCACAACAAACGACTACTTTCCCAGGTACATCAAGTAACTACGGTGGAAACGGTGGTGCTTATGACAACATATGTGATGCTAATGGTGTTATTTACTTAGAAATTGACACACAGGTTCCATGTTCAATAGGTTCAGGTTCTTTAGATGGATATTCGGGTATTACAACAAACGCAAATACATCAACTACTAACGTGTTTACAGCTACTTACAGAATCTATCAAAACTTAGAATTTGAAGATGAAATCGGTGAAGTTTCTTTTGATTTGGAATCAGTAACAGTTTCTGTAACTGAAAGAAAATTGAGAGCACAATGGTCTCCTGAATTAGCACAAGACGTTGCAGCATTCCACAACATTGACGCTGAAGCTGAATTAACAGCTTTATTGTCTGAGCAAGTTGCAGCAGAAATTGATAGAGAAATCTTGAGAGATTTGAGAAAAGGTGCAGCATGGACTTTGAGATGGGATTACAACGGTTGGAAAAGAGGTACAACTGCAAATCCATTAACACAATACACACAAAAAGATTGGAATCAGACTTTGATTACAGCAATCAACCAATTGTCAGCACAAATCCACAAATCTACTTTAAGAGGCGGAGCTAACTGGATTGTTGTATCTTCTGAAATCAGTGCAATTTTTGATGATTTGGAATACTTCCACGTATCAAACGCAGCTCCTGAGCAAGACCAATACAACATGGGTATTGAAAGAGTTGGTACATTGGCAGGTAGATATCAGGTTTACAGAGACCCTTACTTCCCAGCAAACACATTGTTGATTGGACACAAAGGTAACTCATTGTTAGACACTGGTTATGTATACGCACCATATGTTCCTCTACAGTTAACTCCAACAATGTATAACCCATTCAACTTCACACCAATCAAAGGTATCATGACAAGATACGCTAAGAAGATGGTTAACAACCGTTTCTACGGTAAAGTGACTGTTGATGGTGTTAGAACATTCGATTTGAGAGAATTGAGATAATCTAACATATCTAAACAATAAAAAAGGGACGATTATTCGTCCCTTTTTTCGTTTACATCATTTTGTATTATTTCAGGTGAATAAATTTTTCGTATACATTTTGAAATAATTTCGGACTCTTCTAATGTATATAATCCTTGTCTATGCGCGTGTTTCACAGAATTAACTAAAAAATATATTGATTGTTCTTTATTTAAAGAATCTATCAATGTTTGAAACTCTTCATCATTTTTTAGAGTAAAAAGATTAAAAATATTATAATTAACCATAATTCGAAATATTTATATAAAGATAAAATTAAAATGTCAAAAGATAAAGTTATATTTAAAGATATAAAATCAAATGATTCAATTGTTTGGAATAACATAAATGAGGCTACAATAACAGGTGGCTCGGGAGCGTATAAACCACCAATTAGTCTTGGTTTAAAACTTTGGGATAAAACGTCTTTAGACCCATATATTGAGCCTTTATCAAAATACGTAAGTGCTGAATTACAATATGATAGTTATGATGGTATTATGGACAGTAAAAATATTAAAACAAAAGAACACAACGCCATTAAAATATCTAATGAATTAAAAAAGAGACAACAGAATCAAGATGATGATGGATTAGGAGCTGGTAGAGTTAGTATTTCGTCTGTAGGTGGAACATCAAACAATGTTTCTGAGGATGTTGAAACATTAATAAATTTATTAACTGAAGATTTGGCAGTTTGGTTTGGAACTAAGAAAAAACCTAAGGGTAGTAAACAACCAAAAGGTCCTTGGGTTAATATTTGTAGAAAAGTTGATGGTAAACACCCACCATGCGGAAGACCTGATACTTCTAAAGGAGCATATCCAAAATGTAGAGCGGCTGGTGTTGCAGGTAAAATGTCTGATTCACAAAAAAAAGCAGCCTGTTCTCAAAAAAGAAAAGCAGAAAAAAAAGACACA